CGCGCCAGCGTTTCTGCTGTTTGCGCCAGCCAATGAAAGAACCATTCCATCAAGGCGCAGCTTTGGGAATTTTTTGCCTGCGTTCTTGGCAGTGGCAAAGATTTCTTCGACACGCGCCAGATCAACCTTGGCCTTTGGGGCAGCGTCTGCGGCAGCGCGTTTTGCGTCACGCTCTGCTTGTCCTGCGAGGATTGAACGAGCGAACCGCACCTGACCCTCAGTCAGTGATCCCCACTTTTCAAATCCAGCCAGCAAGGACGATGCCTTGCTGTGCCACTGCATGGCCTGCAAGCCTTCGATCAGACCCTCGTTTGCGGCGATGAAATCGGCTTTTTTGTTGGCTTCATTTTTGGCCTTACGAGCCACGCGCTGGGCCTTGAGCTTGCTGCGATCTTCGCGGCTATTCAAGAAGTGGCCCTTTCCCTTGCAGGCCAAGCACTTGTTGTTGCCGTGGCGATTAGTGCCACCTGACCAGAGGCCAGTACCAGCGCACTGGCCGCAAGGGAATGTCTTGCGCGGTGCTTCAGTTTCGGCTGGGAGTTCTTCTGATGCGAGTTCTGCGGCCCATGTGTCAAAATCGTTCATTGTGGTCTCCTTGGAATTTTGAATTTTGATCTTACCTAATACATATAGTGATACCCCAAGATATATCAAGGGGTATCGTTAATTAATTTATCAATGGGGTGCTTTTATTTCCCAAGCGTAGGCCACGCGCTTGCGGCGGTGCTTGGATTTACGGACGCTGTGCCACTCGCCAGACTGGTTGTCGATGGTCTTGTCGCCCGACACCACAATGTAGTGGCCCGTTATATTGACCAGATAGGTCTTCTTGCGGTCACGGGTCTTGAGCCAAGCCGCCAGCGTGGCATTGTCTCTGGCATACGATCCGATCTCGCGCTTGTAGTGAAACGTCATCTCGACGTTGTTAGCACCCATAACAACTTTCATCAGGCTGTTGCTCATGCCCGTGATCTTGCCGCGATATGTGAATTGCAGGCAGGCGTCATAGGCGGCGTCATAGTTCTGACGCAGAAACACAGCAACGGCGTAGGGGCCACACCATGTGTGGCGGCTCTTGCTGGTGCGGAGCGGAGTGTGGGACTGGGCAGTTCTTGGAAGCATTGGATGGTCTCCTGATTGGATGGTGAGTGGGTGGGGCCGAAGCCCCGTTAGTTATGCGTGGAACTTAGCAAGTACATCCCAGTCTGTTGTCAGCGAATATAAGTTATCTCCATCTCCAGCCGAGTCATAAAGATAAACTAAATCCGCAGCTACGAGTGAGCCGAATGTGCCTTCAGCTTCTTTTTGGCCCCAGCCAGCTTCGACTAGGTCTTCAACATCTACCCATGTGAATGGATCGCCCTGCAAATTGGCGAGGGTTGAACCGCCCATGTTGCCGAGGCAACTTTTGATTAAGGCAGTCATTGCTCTGTTCTGGTTATCTGTAAGGCTTGTCATTGGGTCTCTCCATTTTTTGAATTTTTTCTCTTACACAATACATATAGGCATTCTGATCGGAGATACAATAGCAGAATACAAATTAAATATATTTAATTAATATGGGGGAAGCCAAAATGGGCGACTTTCCCCCGATGCAACCTATGCTGCGATCTGATACAGCCAGCAATTCATGTGGCCTTTGCCCCCGTTCCTTGATCGGACGTGAGCTTTTTTAACAACCAAGCCAGCGTCAACAGCGTGGCGAATTGTTCCACAAACATTGTGAGAGTTCTTCTTCAGCAGCCTTGCAATGTCTTTGCTAGTCATTGGCCCATGCTTTTCCAACACCTTCAAGATCGGCGTAAACGCGCCAGTGTCTGTGCGACTGCGTTTTTCCCCCTTATCGCACGGCAGCGGTGGTCGCAGAGGCTTGCCGTTTGAGCCTTTCGTTCTCGCTTGTAGTCTTTCAAAATTTAGTATGCAGTAGGCATAAGTATCCTCATAAGAAATTTGCTTCAGTCTTGTTGTGGTTATTTTCATCTGCTCTCTCCCTCAGATTTGGTAATCGTTTTGTCTCAGTCCACTCACAAAGTTTTTCAGTTCCTGTCGCGCCAACCAGAGATCGTTCTGTGCATCTGGAACTGGGCTTGTGCGATAAGCCTCTCGCTCCAGACGATCCACTTGGCCCCTCAAATGGCGCAGTTCAGCGTCATGCGCTGGTGTCAATTTCTTCATTTAGCCTCTCCTTCAGCAGCTTTTTGCGGTAAAATTTAATCTGCTCTCGGAGGCCAACATTGTCAGACTCCAAGCGTTTGTTCTGTTCGATCACCATCTGATATTCATCTCGGTGTATCAATTTATCCAGCCTCCATTTGGTCATTGGTTTCCTCTTTTTTTGGATATGGCAAAATTTTATAATTCAACAGATTTAACAAATCTTTGCGGCGTTTCTTTTTTGCATTAAATAAAACGTATCGATGCTTCCTTGGCCGATCTGCATAATAAACATTGTTCTTTCCATATGTATCTCTGATCTGTTTCATGTTCATACCGTGTGCGTATGTTGTATGATGTTGATGCTCTAGACCTTTGACCTTTGGGTCTTTGAACTTTGCAGACAAGCCACAGTAAAAAAAATTTGACGCCTGATAAATTGTGCCAACATGACCAGCGTCTATTTCTGCAAACGTGACAATAATTTCTTTGTCCACCATTTTGAGTGATTTAGAAATTAAAAAACTTGCAGCGTTTTTAGGTGCATCGTCCTCTGTCCACAAACGGGTAAGCTCATAAACATTGTCAGCATTATCGTCTCCGCACACTCCACGTCTCAAAGTGGTTGAGGCGCTAATCCCATAAGTCACAATGCCAATCATTTTGTCTCCATCAAATAAACCAAACGGCATACTGATTGGTGGAACACGATGCATATAATGTTTATCAATTATTATTGGCAAAGCAGATCGCCGTGTTATTGGCTTTACAATTAAATCTGATGTCTTAGTCATCAAAAAACTCCAGCACTTGCTTCGACGCATCGCCTGCGCCCTTTCCCACAATCACAGTGTGGCCCACTGATCTCAGATATTCGATCACTTTTTTTTGATCGGGGGAAAGTCTGCCGCCCGTGGCCCTCTTCATTTCCACCCAAAGATTGCAGGAGGGGATATAAAGATCGGGTATCCCTCTGGTTACCCCCTCTGCCTTCAGCCGTGTCGCCACGCTGATGCTGCGCTTCTCACCATTCGGGATAGCAAAAATCAAAGTGTGCGGATATTTGGCCCGAAACCAGTTCACAAACCCCACCTGTTCAGAATGCTCAGAGTGCTTAAAACGGTATGTCTTCGACACCCCAATCAGCGATTGGGCCTTCTTGCGTCTCATATTTTCTCTCCACTTTTGTATAGTCGAACTGCACAACCTCAAAATATTTCGGATTGTATGTCGAGGGTTTTATTTTGATGCGGCTGGGCCAATTCCAGAAGTGGCACTCGTCCATCGCCTCGTCTGTCGTGTCAGCGCCAGAGGCCAGCAGTGACCGCCGCGCCTGATATCTGCTGGCCGCATAGCCACCGTGATTTGGACAAAGCCATTCGTTTACGCTTCTCATCCCACAGTAGTACGTCACCTTTACCGAATCAGGTTTGCCCTCTTTGCGGTGCCGATGATAAAGGACGCTATCCACGTCCACCCATTCGGCCTTCACTTGGCCCGACAGCATGGCCCCATCGTAGCTTTTAGAGCCGTGATTTAATGTGCGAGGTGGAAACTCATGGCCGCAAACGTGGCACTGCAACGCCGCCGCAGGACACATTGTTTGGCAAGCCTCGCACTGCTTGACGGGTGCCGCACCCTCTTCTGCCTTCGCAGATTTATCCTTGGGCTTTACCTTATCAATAAATCCATGCCGCTCAACATTGGCTCCAAAATCAAGCACCAAGCAATCAGTCTTGCCTTCGGCAATCCTAGTGCCGCGCCCAATCATTTGGACATACAGCCCCGTAGATGCTGTCGCCCTGACCAGCGCAACAACGTCCACGGCAGGGTGATCAAATCCAGTGGTCAGCACGTTCACATTTATCAGGCATTTAATCTTACCGCTCTTAAAATCGGCAATGGTTTTCTCGCGCATTTTGTTGCTGTCGCTGCCAGTGATCACAGCGACCTCAATGTCGTGGTAATCAAACTCATTTGCCAACATATGCGCGTGATCGACGCCGCTGCTAAACACCAGCCAACTTTTGCGATCCTCGCTCAGTTCCACGATTTCTTCAACAGTCTTCCGCACCAGTTCGGGATCAGACGCAGCAGTGGCAAGGTCGCTCTCAATAAACTCACCGCCCCGCTTCTTTACATTGGTCAGATCAATTTGGTTCAGACCACCTTTGCTAATGACAGGCGACAGGTAGCCCTGCTCCATCAGCATATCGATTGGAATGTCATGGGCAATGCCGTCAAAGATAGCGCCCTCGCCTTTGTGCAAATACCCTGTGTCGAGCCGATACGGCGTGGCTGTCAGGCCCACAACTTTAATGGCAGGATTGCACACTTTCAAATCGGCAATAAAACGATTGTATCGCGTCTCAGTATTCTTGGGCAACATATGCGCCTCATCGATCAAGATCAGGTCTGGCGCAGGAACGATGTCATAGGCGCGTTCCCAGACGCTCTGAATGCCAGCAAAGGTAATGGGGCGGTCTAAGACCTTCTGTTTTAGCCCTGCACTGTAGACCCCGTAATCAGCCTCTGGATACATCTTTAAAAGGCCATTGGCCCCCTGCTCCAAAAGCTCTTTTACATGCGTCACAATCATTACCCGTGTGCCAGCAAATGACATAGCGTCCTTTACGATCTGCGCTATAATGGCCGTCTTGCCCGACCCCGTTGGGGCCACGATCAATGGATTATCACCAGCCTTGCTTGCCCAATAATTGTACAAGCCATCGACGGATTCTCTTTGGTAGTCGCGCAATTCAAATGTCATGGGACAGAACTCTTTCTTCACGTTGACTTTTCTTCATCAAACAAATCACCCAAGGCCGCTGTGCGAAACAGCGCGGGTTCGTGGGCTAATCTTTTCATTTGTTTCGTTTCAAAAAACCCAATGTATTGCGGATTGTTTATCATAAACAGGCGTGTAAACAGGGCAATGAAGTCGTTAGATATTTTGTAATCATCCCCTTTTGTCACAATAGAGCTTTCCCATCGTACTCTGTTAGCAATTAGCCACCCGCTTAGTCTTAAATGCCCCCTGTAAATGGCTTGAAGAGTGTATCGCTCAAACAACCTGTAAAACTCAGGGTTTAAATTGTGCCATCTTAACCACTTTTTCCCCAAACGGCTTTTGCTTAACATTTTAAAAAATTCATCCTCGGTCATTTTACAATCCTATCCAAAAAATCATCAGCATCCTTCTGCGCCTTCAAGATTGTCTTTTGGCTCATAATCGGGACACCTATTTCGTCATTGTCCAAATCGGCTGAGATGTTATCTGCGACATTGTTTGACACACGATCTTTTATTTTATGCCATTCCAAATTTAACGCAAACATTCCAAGCAGCACCGTAAATATACAGGCCATTTCTTCCTGCTCAATTTCGTCTGGCAAAGTTAAATACAGAGCATTAACGATATCCATCATTTCACTTGGCGTCTTCATTAAACTTCTCCCTCAATTCTTCACTGTTGTCTTGATTACGAATGACGCCCTGTGGGGTCTGATACTCCACGAAATCATCTCCAGCGTCTATGATCTCCCAATCATCAGGCACCATAAACGGATTAAACAGGTGGCCCCCCGCGCCCTCCTTGCGGCTCCAAGTGCCGTCCCGCTCTGGGGTGCTGTGGGCGTCCGTCCGATCATTAACCTCTGGCAATTCACCGCCGTGGCAAATTGGAATATAGGAGCAAAACCTACAGGCAAACTTAGACGGGTCGTGGCTGATTTTGCTGGGTGGCTTTTCATCAAAAATGATATTGCTGGCCTTACTGATCAGCATCTCACCTTCTGCCCGATCCCGCTTGATCCGCTCAGAATAAATCTCATCTGTGTTTTTGTTCACGGCAAAAAAATAGCAACGATCAATGTCAGCCAAGTGCATTCCAACCTGACACTGCGCCCAGTAGATCGGCTTGCTAATCCTGACACCCTTCATTTTTGTTTGGGCAAACGACTTGTCGTTCATCGTTTTAAATTCCAAAGTATGTGGCTCTTTGCTTTCTGGAAAGCCAATTCCAATGCCGTCCAGAGACAGAGCAAAATGACCACCACAAGCCGTGTAATTTATCTGTCGGCCCGTTTCTGGATC